GATTGAAAGTCAGGGGGGGGAGTAAGGTATACTGTTAAGGCAACTAAACAGGGGAATTCCCATGAAAAAAGCACCAAAAAACATCATCAATTACATTCGGAAGCCAGACTTGTGGAATCCACAAATGTTTGAGACTCAGATTCGTAATGAAGTTGAGGCTTCGACTGGTGCTTTGACCGCAAGCGATGAAACCCTGATTGGATTGCTCGTGATGACGATGGACAGTTTGGTTAAATCCGAGCAAGTGATTCAGCAAACTGGACACATCGAACATTACAACTCAGGCCCCGCCACTTCACCCTACTACAAGATAAGAACCGAGTCCCTTGACAAAGCCATCAAGATTCTTGCTGAATTGGGCCTTGTGGCCCGTGGCAGACCCAAGAAGACTTCCGTACCGTCAGACATAGATGAGTTATTCAACACTGCTTGAACCAGCATTTCAATACGCAACTGCGGTTGTCCGTGGCGACCAAATTGCGTGTGAAGATGTAAAGATCGCTTGTCAGCGATTCTTGGATATGGTCGAGCGCAAAGATGCGCCGTATGAGTTCGTCCCTGCCAAAGCAGAACACATCCTCAAATTCGCCAAGTTCTGCCGCCATGTAAAAGGGCCAGACGCAGGAAAGTCGATTGAGCTTGAAGGCTTCCAAGTTCTATTCCTTGCTGCGGTGTACGGCTTTCGTGACAAGAAAGATCACAGTAAGCGTTGGGTGACTGACGTTATCCTGTTTGTGCCGCGCAAGTCTGGCAAGACCACGTTGGCATCCATCATTGCGCTATACGAGCTTTTGTTTGGCGAGGCTGGCCCCGAAGTATTCACGTTGGCGACCAACCGAGAGCAAGCATCAATCTGCTTTGACTCCTCCAAGGCCATCATGGAGAGCATGGTTCCAGAGCTTCAAAGCAAATTCATTCCTTTCCGAAGTGAGCTAAAAAAGGCTGGCGACTCCACATCTACCTATCGCGCCCTGTCTCGTGAAAACCGTAAGACTGGTGACGGTAAAAACCCATCCTGCGCCATGATTGACGAGGCGGCTCAAATTACCGAGCGCGGCTCAATCGAAGTGTTGCACTCAGGTATGGCGGCGCGTAAGAACCCGCTTCGGATGTATTTGACGACTGCAAGTTTCACGAAAGAAACCAAGTTCTATGAGGACTTGAATCACTTTCGCGCTGTGCTGCGCGGAGCTGCGGAAGACTCTTTCCGTTGGTTTGGTTTGTTGTACTCGATTGACCCCGGCGATGAGTGGTCTGACCCCGTTGTGTGGGGCAAGGCCAACCCCATGCTTGGCGTGTCCGTGACGACAGAGGCCATTCAACACATGGCAGACGAGGCCAAGAGCAAACCAGCCTCGCTCAATGAATTTCTGTGTAAACAGCTCAACATCTACGTCAGCGCAAACTCTGCGTGGGTCGATAGGCGGTATTGGGATGAGTCCATTGCTGAAATGCCAGAGGACAAGCCAGAGGCAACATTCATTGCTTTTGACTTGGCGCACAGCCGAGATTTGAACGCCGTGACTACATTGCACCGATACGGCGAGGAAGACCTCTATGCAAGGTTCAAATTCTTCTTGCCAGAGGATTCGTTGGAGCTTGTACCAAACCATTACAAGCCAATCTTCCAACAGGCTCATGCTTCTGGAATCTTGCAACTGACACCCGGCAACGTGACCGACTTGAACGAAATCGAGTCCTACATTCGTTCGGAAGCGGAGAAATATGAAGTCAAAGAGATTGGTTACGACCCTTATAACGCTGCTGCTCTTGTTGCCAACCTGTTTTCCTATGGCCTTCCAGTCAAGAAAGTTGGACAGGGTATGGCAGTGCTATCCAATCCCTCGAAGACTGCGGAACAGCTAATCCTGAAAAAAGCCATCAAACATGACGGAAACCCGTTCGTTGGGTGGCAATTAGGTAACTGTGAGGTCTACACAGACGTAAACGGTAACGTAAAAGTGAGAAAAAACGAAGCCGACCCAAGCGCCAAGGTGGACGGAATCATTGCCATGATTATGGCTTTGCACTGCCATTTGGACAATGTTTTCGTGTCAGACTCGTATGGACTGAGATTATTTTGAGTGATAACATAACGAAAACTTGGAGTCTTTATGGCAATTCTTGACATTTTCAAACGCAAACCTCCTTCGACCAATGAAAGCAACACGCTTTTCGGTCAAACGGCTCTAGGTAACAACATTATCTATTCGGGCAGCAATACGCGCCCAACAGTCAACACGCAAATCTTGTATGTGACGACTTCCAGCACGAATACGGCTGGTCGTCCAATCGACATGAATATGCTTTCTCGCAATAGCACCGTCATGGCTTGTATTGGCGCAAAAGCTCGTGCATTGGCTCAGTTGCCAATTAAGGTTATGGCGGAAACCGAAGACGGCTCTTACCTTGATGCCGTGAAAAGCAAAGAAGTGGGACAGCGCGACAAGAATAAAGCGAGGCAAGTCTCCAAGCTGCTGAACAACCCAAACAACTTCCAATCAAAATACGAGTTTTGGTATCAGTGGTTGATGTGGCTTGAGCTGTCTGGTGAGGCATTTACCCTTTGGTGGCGCGAAGACCAAAAGAACCCAACACAAACCCCGATGGAAATGTATGTGTTGGACAGCACCTTGATTGCCGTGACCATCAACCCTGCGCGTTACCCATCGTATCGCCTATCGACGCCTTCATACGGTTTCAGCAAAGATGAGCCGTTGCAAGCTCATCAAGTGATGCACGTCAAAGAGGCTGCATGGCAAGGTTCGGCTGGTTTCAACAAAGGCATTTTGGCTGCTGAATTGATTACGCTTGACCACGACATCGACGTTTACGCAAACTACATCATGCTCAATGGCGCGAAGCCAAGCGGTATGTTTGTGACCGAACAAGTCATTCCTGATGGCAAGTACAAGGAGATCGCTGCGCGTCTGAAAGAGGCTTGGTCTTCATTGGTTGGCAGTCAGCGCACCGATGAGTCGAAGCCGGGCCAAGGTATGTTGCTTGACCAAGGCATGAAATACCAAACCATCGACATTCTGACTTTGCAAGACGCGCAAGCCGCCGAGTTGAAGATTCAGACCATGAAGCGTATCTGTGGTTTGTTTGGTGTGCCTCCAGCAATGATTGGCATTGCAGACCAGAAGTACAACAACACACAAACCATGTTGGATGAGTTCTACAAGTCCACGATGTACCCAACAATCGTGAACGTACAGGACAAGCTCAAGCAGCATTTGCTCAATGGGTTCCCATCCTTGTCGATTCAGTTTGACACATCGAACTTCTTGAAGGGCGCTCCTCTTGACCAAATGAACTACGTCAAAGCGGCGGTGGATGCTGGCATCTTGACCCCGAATGAGGCGCGTGAATATTTGGGTAAAGCTGCCGTTGACGGTGGTGATGAATTGCGCGAAGGCAAGCCATCCAAGGATGAGCCTATTGCTGGTTCAAGCCCTCAAGACACTGGCGGCGGCGGTGGCAACCAAACGAAGAAAATGAACATTGGCAAATAAATGTCATTGATTTTTAAAATCATGGTAGCATCGCTCACAGCGAATAAGCCAATAAAGCCGCCTCCTCCGCGCAGGGGGCGACCACCAAAAATAGTACACGACATTGACCGTTCCAAAGTCGATGAGGTAATCAATGACCAAAAATGTAATGATGGTTTGCGAGGCAAAACTAGCCCTCGAAAATCAAGGCGCGTCCGAGCCAACGGGTAACATCGAAGCACGAGTGACTACTTGGGGGCCACGAGAGGGCGCTGATGGTCGCAAGTTCTTTTACAAAGCCGAAGGCTTTATGCAATGGGCGGAGGAATTCTCCAAGTCTGGTCGCCCACTGCCAATGTTCGTGAACCACGAAGCTGATGCTATCCCTGTGGGCGAATGGACTTCTTTCGAGTTTGATGATGATGGCATGACCGCTTGTGGTCGCCTATACCTCAACACAACTCAAGGTTCTGATCTGTATCAAGTAATGAGCGAATCGCCAAATATGTTTGGTGGCGTGTCTGTTGGTGCATACGCCGAAGAATATCAATGGGTCAAGGAAAACGGTGAAGTTTTCCCCGCTGGCTCACATGACTACTATGACGATGGCTATTTCCAAATCACCAAAGGTGGCTTGCGTGAGGTGTCTGTTGTCATGTACCCCAACAACCCAATGGCAGAAGTCAACAAGTTGGAATATTTCCGACCTGATGGCACTGCCGACTTGAAAGTTTTGGAACAAGCATTGCGTGATGCTGCGTTGTCCCGAAAAGATGCGGTCGCTGCCGCATCTGTGTTCAAGAAGGTTCTCGAACAACGTGATGCTGTTCAAGTGTCTCTTGATACTGCGCCTCAACAGAGCGATTCTGATGTGGAAGCGACCAACGAAGCGGAAATTCTCGCTGCTCTTGAGCAACGCGAACTCCTTAAACTCCTCGACAAACGCCTGAAAGGTTAATCATGTCACAAGTAATCCTCGAAAAGCTGGACGCTATTGAAGTCGCCCAAGCTGAAAAAATCCAAGCTGTTGAAGCTAAGATTGCCCCCGCTGTTGAAGCTGTGAAAGCCGAAATGAGCGAAATGGTTGCTGCTTTGGAAGCCAAAGTTGCCGCTATCCCTGCTCCTGTGGTTCACAAAGAAAAGGCCAAGACCGTTCGCGCTGACGTGAACCGTAGCGTCCGTGAGCAACTGAAAGAACTCGCCAATGGCAAGTCTACTTTTGAGAAGCAACTGCAAGTGTTTGCTGACGAAAGCCAATACGAAGCCTACATGAAAGAAGCCTCGGCTCTGACAGGTGGTGGTGACGGTAAAGGTGGTCGTACTGCATACGACCCAGTGTTTGCTGCTTTGCGTTTGGCTAACCCTCTGCGCGGTGTTTCTCGCACTGTGGCTACTGATGGTTCTAGCTATCAGTTCCGTGTGAAGACTGGCAATGCTGGTGCTGCATGGGGTTATGGCATCCAGAACAACGGTTCTGCCACAACTGAAAACACAACCATTTGGCAATTGGTCTTGCAAGACTTGAACGTGCAATTCCCAATCCGTACCGCTGCTTTGGACGACATTGACGGTTTGGAAGCAAACGTGGTTGACGATATGTTGGCTGAATTCGCTCAAGCTGAAGCTCTGTCAATGATTCAAAACGATGACCAAGGCTCTACCAGCTTGCCATACGGCGGCTCTAACGGTCTGCGCGGTTTGAACCAATATGATGGCGCTGCTGCTACATACGCTGGTGGCGAGACTACCACTGCTGCTTTCGGTAGCTCTGGTACTGGTTCTACAAGCGGCTTGCACAGCTTGGCTACCTATGACCAATTGACTTCCAACACCAACGTGGTTGGCGCTGCTGAGATCACATACAAAGACGTTGTGAACTTCATCTACGCATTGCCACAACAATACTGGACAGAAGATGCTAAGTTCATCATCAACCCTGTGTTGTTGTCTCAAATCCGTGGCTTGACAGACGACAACGGCACTCCTGTGTTCGAGCGTATGTCTCCATTGGAGAAGCCCGGCATTGCTGGTCGTCTGTTGGGCTTTGATGTTGTGGTCAACAAGTACCTCGACACTCCAAGCCAAACAAGCGTTGCCTCTGCTGGCACTACAAGCCTGTACCCAATGTACTTCGGTGATTGGTCGCGCTTCCACACTATCGTTGACCGTTTGAACATGGTTATGCGCCGTTACGACCAGACCTTGCCCGGCTACATCACCTTCTTCGGTGAAAAGCGTTTGGCTACATCTGTGCGTGACCCGTTCGCTGGTGTGCGTTATCGCTCCACTGGCACTGCCGCCTGATAGTTGCCTTGATTGGGGGCTTCGGCCCCCCATCTTTTTAACTTTCATTGGAAAAATTATGACCATCACCGAAAAAATCCTGAACGGCATTAAACAAGCCATTACCGAAGGTGGCAAAGTCACCATTGACCTGAAAGAAGCCTCGGCATTGACTGGCTCTGGTTCGGGCGTTGGTGGTAATGTCGTGTTCGACAGCGCATTTGCCGCGCTGCGTCAAGCAAACCCTTTGCGTCAAGGCTCTCGACAAATCATTGTCAATGGCTCTGATGCTCAATTCGTTGCCAAGACTGGTAACGCAGCAAATTCCACGAACCCTTGGGGCTACACATTCACGCCCAATAGCGGTTCTCCAAACGTCAACACTTCGATTTGGCAATTGCCAGTTCGCGTGTTGGTCGCTCAACTTCCAATTCGCACAGCCGTTCTGTCTGACGTGAACGGTTTGGATTCAGCCATTGTTTCTGACTTGGCCTTGGAATTCGCTCAATTGGAAGCTCAGTCGATGGTCTTGAATGACGATCAATCTGGTTCCACTACGACTTCAACTGGCGGCACTGACGGTCTGCGCGGTTTGGATTCGTACACATCGGCTTCCGCAAGTGCTTTTGGCACATCTGGCACAGCTATCACCAACGGCATTCACTCGATTGCCACCGTGTCTTTGGGCGGCAACCCTGTCGCTTACAACAACATGGTTGACATGGCCTCGACCCTCCCTGCTCAATATTGGGCATTGCCAACAACCGCATGGCACATTCATCCAGACATGATCTTGATGTTGCGCGAGTTAAAGGACACTCAAGGTCTGCCATTGTTCTTGGAAATCGGTGACTCTGATGGCGCGGCTGTTGGTCGCGTGTTTGGTTTCCCTGTCATTCCAAACCCATACTTGTCTTCTGACTTCCCAATCTACTTGGCAAATTGGGAGCAATTCTTGACCATTGGCGACACAGAGCAAATGAGTGTGCAGATGTTGGAGCAAACCGCCCCCGGCTTCGTCACCTTGTTCGCTGAGAAGCGTGTTGTCAGCACAGTCCGTTCGCCTTTCGCTGGCGTTCGCATGAGCGCAGCCTAAGAGGTAAAAAATGTCCGTTGATGCACAACTCGGTTATTTGAATTACGGAGCGCCCACGCGCAATCCGTTCAACTACGCCAAAACGGAGCAAATCAATCGTGACATTTCTACGTCTTGGTTGACATTGGAGGAAATCACCAATCAATTGAACTTGTTTGGTGATGACAGTCAAGAAACCTACCTGACAAGCCTTGAATTGGCTGTCCGTATGGCAATTGAGGACTTTTTGGGTCTATCAATCACTGCAACGTCATATCGCGTGTGGTACAACTCATCGAGCTTGTACGGCACTCCTTTGACGCTGGATTTGCCAGAGGTAAGTCAAAACCAAAACCCTAGTTTGTCTGGCGTTACTGTCAATGCCGTGAAGTATTGGGACGACAACAACCCTCCTGTGCTTCACACATTGGCTGTTGACCAGTATTACTACGACCCATCTGGCAACAAGGTTGTGTTGGCGAACTTGCCGACCAATCTGAATAGCTCGATGACTTCCCCTGTATATTGCGAGTACACAACGGCTGTGAACCCGATTGGCAGCTACCCCGTTGTCAAACAAGCTGGCTTGTTGTTGCTCACTCATCTATACAACAATCGTAGCGATACGACTGGCCCAATTCAACACAACATCCCTTGGGGGGTGCAAGTGTTGCTGCGACCATATAAGCCTTTGGTGATGTAATGGCAATTGCCCGTTTTGAGAATATTGCAATCAACAACCTCACTTTCTCTGAGAGTGGGTTTGGTGAAGGCATGACGACTCAGACCAAATGGTTTGATACCCGCGCTCGTGTCTCTGATGTGGCAAACAGCGTCAGAATTTCCGAGAAATACCGCCTGTATCAAGAGCTGACTCAGTTCACTTTGAACTACACGCCAAACATCAAAGAAATCGTGGATGCCCAAGATTTGTTTTCGATCACTTGGCGCGGTCAAGATTGGCGAATCACAGACGTTCGAGAGGCTGACAATCGAATGACCGTGATGCTCATGTGTTATCGTAATGACCCACAGACCGCAGTATGACGACACAACGCAATCCAGTTTTATACGGCAAGGCAATCCAGTATCAACTGGCAAACATCGTCACGCCTGTGCCTGTGTACGCTTCGTTCAACCGCAACTTTGCGAAAGAACCGAAGTTCCTCACATGGCAATTGCGTAACGTCCACCAGCCTGTTTATACTGGTCAAACACAAGGAAATAAGGGCATTGACCGCCCTGTGTTCCAAATCTCGATCTTTACGCAAAAGATAGAGGATGGTTTCACAATTTCCAATCAGATATTACAATCGCTTCACGGTTATAGCGGAAGGTTTGGAAGTCCTGCTGATGGCTTTTTCATTGCGAAAGCTGATGTGGTTTGGCTATACAACGGCTATGACAACGAGCAAAATTTGGCGCAAGTCTTTTTGGATTGCACCATTGATGTTCCAGCATAAGACAAATCTTTCACTCTCTTAAAGGAACCTAAAAATGGCTCTCATTGATAAAGTTTTACCCGGTTATGTGGCAACTCTCTGGTGTCAAACTGGCGCTACTCCAACTCCCCTGACTGACTCTCAATTGGCTACATGGACAGGCCAAGTCGCTGACATTATCGGCACTACCGCTGGTGGTACTGGTACTGATGGCATCCAAGTTCCTGTTGAAGCAATCCCCGCTTTTGGTGCTGATGACGCTGTTGCTGCTTACTCTGTGGCTGGTGCGCGTACTGGCGCAAAGATCACCACTCAGAACCAAGTGACCTCTTTGAGCGTTACTGCTGCTTGGAACCCTGCCGACACAGCTCAGTTGTTGATTCGTGAAGACGGTTACAACGGCACTATCGTTCGCACCTATGTTGTGGCTGTGTATGACGGTACAGATACCGTTGCTTACGCATTCAACGGCATGATCGGTGGTATGTCTTGGGATATGTCTCCATCTGCCGAAGGCAAGTTCAACTTCACCATCCACCCCGTTGGTGGCAACAGCTACGGTTGGTCAAACAACACCTAAACCACAGAACATGACAGTACAAATAAAAGACAGTAATGACCTCCTGACGTTTCTCGTGACCCAAGCCGAATCCCGCAAGGATTGGTTTGGGTTCACGCAGCAACGCATTACGGCAGTCGCATTGGCACATGACATTGCGCGTCACAATGCAGACAAAATGAGTCCCGATCAAGTCGTTCAATATGCAATGGACTTGAACGAGGCCATCTACCACAAGATTATTAAAGTCACACGATAAGGAACCGCCATGAGCAAGCTATCCGCTGCTTTTGGCAAGAGCTATGAAAAGGCTCTTGACCAAATTCGCACAAAATCTTTCTTCTTGGGTGGGCATGAATTCAAAGTACGAATTCCGCTTACCGCAGAAATGAATGCGCTTCAAGAGCGCGTTGCATCAATCGACAAAGAGAAGTCTCAAGCTCGATTTGATGACATGACCAAAGAGCTTCGCGTGAATCCACCAGAGGGCGTGGAAGTCATTGGCGAAGATGTAATTGTCAACGGCAAGTCAACGCGAGAGTTGGTCAATGCTGTGTTGACAATGGAAAACCGCATCGTTGAGTACATCCGATTGCTCGTCCCTCAAAATGGCTCGTTGGCTGACATTACTTACGAAGAAATCGAATCTGAATGGCCTTTGTCAGTGCAAATGGAAATCATCGAAAAGATCGGTGAAGCAATCCAGCCCGGCTACAAGGACAGTCGAAAAAACTCCTAGGGGATAGTCGTCAGCAAGCCAGAGCCTACGTTTGGGCGCATGGCGGCTGTCCCGACAGCATTCCTGCCACCGATATGCAAAGCATTGAGATCATGCTCAGTGATGGCTTTATCGGTAACAAGGCCATATTGTTGGCCTTGAGCTTCTTATCCACTGGAAATCTGAATGCCAAACTGAGACAGGGTGTGCAGCCATTCACAATGAAAGATGTGCTGCCATCCACTCACGAATACATCATTCCACCTCTGTCTGAGGAGGAGGCTTTGGCGCAGAAAAATAGACAACTTTTGGGCTTCATGGCATCATCGCCCAAAGCGCCGAAAGGCTTTGTGGAGAGGGTGAATAATGATTTTCAAAACGGAAGGGTTTGAGGCTCTTGAGAAAACCCTCTTGGAGTTGTCCAAGCAAATCAATTCTCGTGGCGAGAATCTGGAATTCCGTAGGATTCTCACCAAATCCGCAGAGGAGGCCATGAAGCCTGTTGAGGAAATGGTTAGGACGTTAGCTCCATACGATGAAAATCGAAGGGCAAACCGAACTGGTCAACCGCACCTTAAAAACACCGTCAGACTTGATTTCCGTGCCCCAAACGAGAAAGACAAGCAATCCCATTACGTCAGCCAAACGGATGCGGCAATTGCCGTTGTGTCCGTCAAAAAGAGTGCTGTGTCTCTTTCTCAAGAATTCAGCAACGCCAGAACTGCTGCTCAACCATTTCTCCGTGTTTCTTTAGAAACAAATAGGAAAAAGGTCATTGACATTCTAAAATCCGAGCTTGGTACAAGGATAGAGGCTTTTGCTCAACGCATTGCCAAAAGGAAGTAACACATGGCATCACAAAACATTGCGCGACTTGGAGTTGTTCTAGGTCTTGATTCTGGAGAGCTTGTCCGTGAAATGGAGGACGCTCAAAAGAAATTCAAGAAGTTCACCAACGAGATCAAGCGCGACACCAATGAAGCCGCAAAAGCTACTGTCCAACTTGAGGAAGCGACAAAAGCCTATGGTCGCACCTTGACCAAGGTTGAAGAACTCCAAATTCAAATTGACACTGGAAAGTTCAAATACGCCACAGAGACAGCCAAAAAAGCATTGTTGGAAAAAGCTGCCGCCTACGACAAGGTTGCCGCATCTGCAAAGAAAGCCAATGAAGCCGCCATGACTTCATCCAAAGGTGGCATCACAATGCAGCAACAGGCTGCGCTTGGCTACCAAACAACCGACATTATCACTAGCTTGGCTGGTGGTCAAAACCCATTGATGGTTCTCTTGCAACAGGGTGGTCAATTGCGCGACCAATTTGGCGGGTTCAAGCCATTGTTTGCTGGCATTGCTGCGTCTGTTACCCCAATGATGGTTGCCATGACTGGTGCAGCCGCCGCAGTTGGTTCTTTTGCTTACGCCATGTTTAAGGGTTCGCAAGAGAGCGACAAATTTCACAACACAATGATTTTGACTGGCAAGATTGCTGGCATTACGGAAGGCCAATTCAATAATCTTGCCAAGGCAATCAAGGCTGATTTTGGTGGAAGCATTGGTTCTGCGCGAGAAGTGATGGATGCGTTGGTTTCTTCTGGTCAATTCACAGGAAAAACCTTGTACTCGGTTGGCGCTGCAATTTCAAAAGTTGCAAGTCTTTCTGGCGAGGCGGCTTCCGATGTTGCTCAAAACTTAATTCCAGCACTGAATGGTTCCGCTTCGGCTGCGGCAAGTCTAAACAACAAATATCACTTTTTGACGCTTGCTCAATACAGGCAAATTGCAGCCCTCAATGAGCAAGGCAAGACCCAAGATGCTATTCAGTTGACTGCTGACGCATTGACGCAAAGTTTGACCAAGCAAGAGAAAAAACTTGGAACTCTTGAGCGATCTTGGAAGTCTCTAAAAGAGACGATGAGCGATATTGGTGAGTGGATGAAAAGCCTTGGTCGTGACGAAACGCCAATGGAAAAGATGATTAAGTCCGCCGAGAAATACGCTCAATATGCAAAAGACAAGCGCGGCGGTGGAGAAAAATCTAAGGTTGCTCAACAAGCTCTTGCTGACTACCAAAAATATGCTGCGCAAGTTGGCGAGGAAGCTGCCAATGCAGAAAAAGAATCCATTGCCAAAGCCAAAGAAGCTGAAAAGATCAAACTTGAGGAACGCATTGGTGGCATCCAAAAGTTCCGTGACATTCAAAAGCAGATTGATGAGACAAGCTCTGAAGCTGCATATCAAAGACGCGCTTACGGTCTTGAGAAAATCAAGCAGCTTGAAATGCAAGCCGAGCATGACATTGCAAAAGCTCGTTTGGAGCAAGAGCGCCTTGCTGCTGATGAGGGTGGCGCAACTCGTGTAAAAAGACTTGAGCTTGCGGCAGAAAAAGAAAAAGCCATTCGAGAAAAACTTGCTCGTGACATTGAAGACATTAACAAGGAATCTCGCAAATTCTTTGAAGACAAAGCCAAGACCGAGCAAGACTCAATCAACAATGAGCGTGAGCGCATGGCTGTCTACAAAAACAACATCTTGGCATCGCAGCAAGATTTGGACATTGCTCTTTCTCGTTTGAAGACAGAGCAAGACTTGGTTGAATTGTCCAAGCGCGAGAACATGAAAGATGCAGATCGAGAAATTGCAGCTGCACGAATCAAGAATCTTGGCGACCAACGCGAAGCCATGATTATGCAGCGCGAGGAATTGAAACGTCTGCAAGACATGAATCAGTCCGTGTTCAACAACATGGGAAGTGCGATCGACAACTTTGTTCGCACTGGAAAATTTGCCTTTAAAGATTTTGCTCGTAGCATTATTCAGGACTTGATTGCGATTGCGATGAAGGCTCAGATGATGGCAATGTTCAAAGGCTTTAGTTTCTTCAATACTGGAGACACTGGCGTAATCTCGTATGGTGACGGAACATCGTCTGGCATGACTGCGGCTCAATATTTCCAGCCTCGCGCTTCTGGTGGCCCTGTTTCGGCAAACTCAACGTATCTTGTTGGCGAACAAGGGCCGGAGCTGTTTGTGCCTCAAGGTGCTGGTACTATTCTGCCAAACAACTTGACCAATGCTGCGCTATCTGGCAATCAGCCTCAAGTGGTCTACAACGGCCCATACATTGCCAACATGAGCGCAATTGATACACAGTCTGGAATCCAATTCTTGACAAAGAACAAACAAACGATTTGGGCGGCTAATCAGTCTGCACAGCGTTCACTACCCGCGAGTCGATAAATGAGCCTCCAAACCATCCTATCAATCTGCGAATCGGTTGGCATCAACGACCAACGCTTTGTTGGTCAAACAATCAGTCGAAACCAACGAATCATCACCTCAGAAATCCTGACGGTGGTTCCATTTGCGTTTGAGCTTCGTCCGATGAACTACCTGTTGTATAGCCGCAACAGAAGCGTCCTCAATTCCTTGCGTATTGCTGACAAGGCGCTTGAGCAATATCTCAACTTCGGAACAACTGGATGGAAGAACTACATCCAATATCAAGGCGAGTTGAATTCTGTGCAAATTTCAGCTTGCGAGTGGCAAACATCGAGCGCAAACAAGACATTGGTACTTGGCAATCTGCCATCTGTGTCGTCATCGACATACATTGTCAAGGTTGGTGATTTTGTTCAAGTTGGTCGCTATTCATACATCGTCACGGCAGATGTGACACGAGGTTCTGGTTCCACTGTGGACATTCCAGTTCATCGCAATCTGATTGATGCCTTGGTTAGCCCTGTGGCTGCTGTTATGGGCGAATACGGTACAACAATCAGCATGGGTGGCGACACATATACTGGCATCACATTCCCTGTGATTTTGCGCGAATATCCAACTTACACATTGAACCCCATCACCAATGATTCGTTCATTCAATGGTCTGGTATGTTCAAAGCCTTTGAGTCTGTCCTATGAACGTAATTGCTCCTGTTGATGGAACAAACAACATTCGCTATGCGGATTTTGTTCGCATCACTACACCTGATGACACATATTTGTTCACTACGGCTCCTTCAGACATAACCGTGTCTGCCGTGGATGCTGCGGCATTTAATGCTGTGGGTGTGTTGATTAAGGTGGGAGAAGCGCAGCGCGACATTAAGAGTACCGCCAACGAGACAACCGTGACGCTGACAGGCATTGACACTGCCATGCTTGGCTTTGTCCTTGGTCAACAAGTCAAAGGCGCTCAACTTGAGCTGTGGCATGGATTCTTTGATACAGACGGGGCTTTGATTACGACTGGTGGCGTTGGTGGCCTATATCAGTTCTTCAATGGGTATGTCAGCTCGTTCTCGATTTCAGAGCAATGGCTTGAGGAATTGCGTATGTACGTTGGCACGATTACTGTCAGCGCGTCCTCAATTCAGCTCATTTTGCAAAACCGAATTGCTGGTCGCTACACCAACAACAACTCATGGCAGTTCTACAACGCTGGCGATACCTCAATGAATCGCGTGAACTTCATCGAAACCATTAACTATCAGTTTGGCAAAGATGCGCCCTACAATTCGTGACGCTTCACCGTTCGATATTCCAGCCATTCTGGATATGTTGCGGAGCTACCGCAGACTGACTCCGTTGCCGTTTTTGGCGGAAGCTGATGATGCGGAATACGTCACAAAGATGCTCACGGAGCTTATGGCTGGCAAAGGCCTTGTCCTAATTGCCGACAAGGATGGAATTGCTGGAATGCTGATTGCCGTGATTGCGCCAAGCCTATGGTCGCCAAAGCACATGATGATGACCGAAATGGCGTATTGGGTTGAGCCTGATTGCCGAGGCGGAACAATGGGCTATCGACTGCTTGTTGAGTACAAAAAGCGCGGCGATGAACTCAAGAAAAATGGTCGCATCTGCAATTATTTAATCAGTAAAATGAGCAATAGCCCGAACCTTCAATACCAGAAGTTCGGATTCGAGAAACTAGAAGAATTTTGGGTGGCCTGATATGCCGGGTTCAATCATTGCAGCGCAAGTTTTTGGAATGACGGTTGGCACTTTTGCTTTTGCCGCGACCGCATTTGCCATCAATATGGTTGCCTCGTCAATCATTTCAAAGGCGTTTGGCCCTGATGCGCCAAATACAAATGATGCGCAAAACAATCCCAACCCCGGAAGCCGCGCTCAAGTTCCACCCGCAGGTGACAACAAGTTGCCTGTTGTATACGGCTCCGCCTATGTTGGTGGCATCGTCACAGACCTATCTATTACGCAAAACAATCAAACGCTCTATTACGTTCTGGCACTTGCTGAATGCACAAATACAGAGCAGGGAGGAACGCCTGATACATACACTTTTGGCGATGTGTATTGGGGCGGTAAAAAGGTAATTTTTGATGGCACAGATGAATACAAGGTTGATTCTTTGCTTGATGAATCGACAGGTTTGTATGACACATCTGTTGCTGGAAAGTTAGAGTTCTACAAGTACAGCAACGGCTCAAACTCTCCAGTCAACTCAACAAAGACCGCTATTGAGGTGATGCAGTCCGAGGGCTTGGTGTATCAATGGGATGCCAACAAGCTGATGAGCAACTGCGCTTTTGTCATCATCAAAATCACATACAGCCAAAAAGCCAACTTGACTGGCTTAAATCAGACTAAATTCCAGCTTACAAACAGCCGCACAAAACCCGGAGACTGTTTCTTTGACTACCTTACTTCGGCTCGTTATGGCGGCGCAATTTCCGAGACAAACATTGATACCGATAGTCTTGACGCGCTAAATGCTTATTGCGATGAAATGTTTCCGTATAGAAATGGCGGAGGATTTATTGAGAGTCAAATAAGATTTAGATTTGACGGCTCTCTTGATGTTACTCAAACAGTCATGCAGAACTTGCAGCTTATGTCCGCTTGCTGCGACTGCTTAATTAAGTACAACGAAATCACAGGCAAATGGGGTGTAATTGTTCAAACTCCAACCGTTGTTCCAGTCATGGACATAAACAACAGCAACATGGTTTCTGCAATCACCATCACACCAATCGACATTGCATCAAGCTACAACATTGCGGAAGTGAAGTTTCCTGACGGGACAGCCAAGGATTCGTTCAACTCTGCTGTGTTTGACCTGTCGGTAATTGACCCTACTTTGTTGTACCCCAATGAGCCAGTAAACAAGCAAACAATCAGCTTGCCATTGGTAAACAACAACGTTCGCGCTCAATACTTAGCAACGCGATTTCTTAAAGCGGCGCGTGAAGATTTGCAAGTTCAAGTGGATGTGAACTATGAAGGTTTGCAACTTGAGGCTGGCGATGTTGTCACAATCACAAACTCAAACTACGGTTGGACAGCAAAACAATTCCGTATCAATAAAGTCACAGAAAAGTTTGGCGATGATGGCTCTATTACGGCGTCTTTGAATCTGATGGAATTCAACGCTGCTGTTTATGATGATACCGAAATTACAGAATTCACCCCATCGCCAAACACAGGCATTGGCGACCCATTGTTCTTTGGTACGTTGTATGCGCCAACAGTTACAAGTTTGCAGCCAAGCATCACAAACCCTTCGTTTGGCTTGATTGTCACGGCGGCATCTTCGGGTATCGTGCAATACGCAGAGATTTGGTATTCGGCATTTGAATTCCCAACTGATGACCAGCGTATCTTTGCTGGCACAACTGCGGTGAACCCCGGTGGTAATCCATTCACTCCAGATGCGAGCATGGGGACTGTGACACTTTCCAACATCCCAAGCGGTGATTGGTACTTTGCTGTTCGCATGGTCAACGCACTTGGCTCAAGCATCTTTTCGCCTTCGTCTTCCGTGTTGCGTTGGAGGCCAACCACGTTCCAATATGAGGAACGCTATTTGACGATTGCTTATGCCGACGACCTGAGTGGCACAAACATTTCAAGCAGTCCACGCAACAAAGATTACTACGGTTTGAAGAACGCTTCGACCTACGGCTACGATTCAAACCCTGCAAACTACACATGGTATTTGGCGCAGCCTGTATTTGGCACAAACGTCTATCTACTCTACTCAAATCGCACAGGCCGCAAGTTCAGTTTTGCTTCTGGATTTGCTGGCTATGCGGCTGGTACGGCTCAGTTCGTTCCTACGCAGACCGCAACCTATGACCCATCTATTTGGCAAGCTCTTGAAGATGGCGTGAACTACATAGACCTTGATGTGCGAACTGGTCAACTCATTGAGACTGGCACGACAAGTATTGGTGCTGGTGAGATTGCTATTACAAACAACGCAGATGGCAAGGTTGTGGCTTCATTGGCTCAACTGCTTGACTTTGGTGCTGGTGTTCAAACCCTGACAGGTTCCGCATCGACTGTGACCATTGATATTTATGGTCGCGTGTTGGGCTTCTCAACGCCAGACGGTTTCTATTACACACGCTACCAAACAGTCGCAACCGCTGGTCAAACTGTGTTTACTCCAACATCAAGACAAGCCAATTACATTGTTGGCATGGACTTGGTTTTCCAGAACGGAATTTTGTTGGGTACATCCGATTACACAGAAAACAGTACAACTGTGACATTGAACACGGGTGCAACTGTTGGCGACCAAATTGTGATTATTTCCATGAGAGCAATCTCTCAAGGCATCAATTACTCAGACCTCTACATCGAGGTCGCGTCTGTCGCTGGTGCTGTTGTCACTTACGGAGCCTCTTTGCCGTATCAAGACATTGTGGCTGGTGACGTTCATACTTTCACAAATTCTGGAAGCCCAACGCAATATACGGTATCTGCTTGGAATCCTGCTACGCAAGAAATCACATATACGGCATCCGTGACTGGTGTAACCGCTGGCGACACGATTTACCAATATCGTTCGTCTGGCATGAGCTATCGCCCATTCAGTCGATTCACAGCTACATTATCAAGCGTAAGCAGTTACACCCCAACAACTTGGGCTTTGCATAGCGGTTACGAAAAGATTTTCCTTAATGGCGCATCTGTCAACGACCAAGACTATGACATTTCTGGCGGCTCAATCAACAACTTCCCCGCTACGGCAAGCGGCTTGTTGACGGTGATTCAGTTCAATGACAACAATCAGACTGTGCCAATCGGAAACCAAACCAGTACAGCAATCAATACTATTGTTGGAACATCCATCTACAACTACAATTTCAATGCTGATGCGTTTGAGTTGTATAACAACGGGTCGCTGCAAATCTTGACAGACGACTACACATTGGGGTCAACGTCATACACATTGACGACAACGCCAACGTCAACTCTCAACATCTTGCAACAAACAACATACACACGGACAGGAGCCGCTTAACATGACACAAGCCTTCAATTTGGCGCTACTTGCCAACAACGTAAATAGTTCTGGACAGCTAAATGCCGACACAGGAATTTACAATACAGTCAACTTAGCAAACGGCGGAACAAATCTTTCCGCTACGCCAACTAATGGACAACTTCTGATTGGCAATGGCTCTGGTTATACGCTTGCCACCTTGACCGCTGGCACGGGCATGAGCATTACCAATGCGTCTGGTGCGATTACTTTGACAAACTCTCAGCCAAATGCTGTTATTGATATTCAAACATTCAATGCTGGCGATGCAGATTTGACTTGGGATAAGCCTACTACTGGTCAAACCATGTGTCGTATTCAAGTCTGGGGCGGCGGCGGAGGTGGAGGTCGTCAAGCTTCAACCGCTGGAGGTAGCGGCGGCGGTGGCGGTGGATACAACGAAATCACTATTCCAATTTCTTATATCGACACGCAAACTGTTACTGTTGGCGCAGCTGGTGTTGGTAGAACAGGCTCCGCTGGTGCTGGTACTGCTGGCGGCGCGTCCTCTGTTGCTATTAACGCAACAGGCCAAGCTGCTGGTATTCGAGCGACTATTGCGGCTTATGGTGGCGGCGGAGGTGGTGGCAATAGTGCTTCCCCCGGAACTGGTGGCGGGCAGTTAGGAGCAGGAACAACAAGTGGTTCAACTGCAACAGGTTATGGCGTTTTGGGTGGTCAACCTTGTATGGCGGTTGATGGCACTGGAGATGGCGCTGGTAATTTTTGGTATGGAACTCTGGGTGGGTATGTTTATTACTCTGGGCAATCTCTTTCAGGAGGGGAGTGGCATGGCGGTTGCGGTGGCGGAACCAATATAGCTTCCTCTGCTAATGGCAGCACGCCGGGTAGTTCTATTTGGGGCGGCGGCGGCGGCCCCGGCAGTACTGTAACATTGGGAGCAGGATTTGGTCAGTCTGTATACGGTGGAAGTGGTAACTATCGCGCCGCTGGTTCAACTCCTGCTGGTGGCGGTGCAGGCGGTTACGGTAACGGCATTAACGGCTACAACGGTGGCGCAGGTCGCATCATCATTACTTCTTGGTAAAAGGATAAAACATGACGCCAAAGGTTTTTGGATTAGTTGATTCTCAAGGCTTGATTGTCAATGCTTTTTATTGGAATCAAGACCCTGCTGATTACATGACTCCTGCTGGATTTTCTATTGTTCGTATTGACGAAATAGAAAATTGCGGCATTGGTTGGTATTACATTGACGGTCAATTTATTGAGCCAGTTCAACCTGAATCTTTGCCTGAATGATTTTTGATTTCTGAGACAATCACGCATCAAACATGAGGTTATAAATGGCAACGTATTCAAGGGATGTGTCGATTTTCAGAAGTGCCTACAACGCAACTGTAAGCACGTCTGAGGCGACTTTATGGCCCAAGAATACGTTGTACTCATTCCCCGTTTCTGCCTCACTGATGACACTATACAGCACATCTGCGCTTGATACAACGCAGCTTGTCTTGATTGAAGGTCTTGACGCCAACTATGAAGGCATATCAGAGATTCTGATGCTCAATGGTCAAACTGGTCGTCAATCGACCAAGCAGT